ATTTCCCTTGGCGTACCACCAGCAGGGTTGAGTCTGCGGAACTGCATTATCGACCACCCACAGGTTGCAACTCTACGTCTACCGCCATCATGCTATTCCATGTCCCTGTAGGCTTGATTTTAAGCCTATGATAGCGTCCAACAGAGCGTAATGGCACTCTGTTCTCACTAGAAGCTGGAATATCTGCGCCGAACACGGTAGCCCCATCTAACCTAAACCTAGAAGCAACCGCCACCGACCCTGAACCACCATCTACTTGAGGGTAAGCCAGCTTGACGATAGATTGCAATCCTTCCTCTACGTCTCCAGTAATAATCTCAGCCGCCATAGGATCGCCGCCGAACACAATTACCTGATCCCCACGCACTCCTGCAAACAATGGTTTACCACCAGCCCACAAACGGGAATCCAGCGATGCTGGTACGCCCTCTAGGTCTGTGTAAATGTCCAATTGTTCCAAGGTCGTTCCAACCGTAGAGGCGTTGGCAACGTAATCAGCCGTGGTAATGCCATACGACCACTTGCTTGTCTGCCAATTGAACACCAGCAGCGTTTTACTTGCGCTGACATTTTGGTAGCACCAGACTACCAAATGACGCTCAGGATCGATAGCCGCAGACATCTGGTCTAGCTTGCCTTCGTCCACGTCATCAAAAAACCAGCGGTCTACCTTTTCTGCCCCGATTGGCGTAACACTTTGCCCGTCACACACATAAAACCCGTCATCCGACAGGAAGAATGTGCGACCACCTTGCTGGACGATACTGTTAGCCTCGTAGCACCCAAGAGTGCGGCTAATAGCGTCAAACTGGAAAAACAATGGGCTACCAATGTAGGACATACGGTAGATTGCCCTTTCAAGCAACACTAGCCCAAATTCGCCACCAGTAATGCCCTGGATGTTTCCTCCGTCTGGCAAGTCCTGGAAGTCTGACTGAGAGGTGGTACTGGATACCCAGTCTGTCTCATCGTTAATATCCGACCACCAGGCACGGTTTGGGTTGGTGGTATTGTTAGCCGCCACCACAAAATCCCTTACAACCGTGACATAAGAGGCCACAGGAGCCGATGCGCTCAGGTCTGCCCAGGTGGTAGATGTGCCAATCGTCCACCCTTGCAATTGATCGTTGCCATTAGCGGCAATCAGTACCTTGCCAAACTGAGTGACTTTCCACGAAACGGAAGCAGCGTACCCACCCATTTGAGATACATCGTCCAAATCCAGATCGTTTGGATCGAACTTGAATATCTTTGTCCCACCAGCAGCAAATAGCTGAATCGTGCCGCCGAACTTGCCGACAAACGTGGTAATCAGGTTTTCAGACGCAGAGTCAGATAGGGCTTTGGCAGACGGCAACGGGCCATACCCAGTCAGCCTTGGCACGACATTCTTAGCCTCTGTTAGCGCACCTGTCAGCCCTGGCTGATCCGGAACCCACTCGCCTAGAACTAGCCTCTTAATAGCCATGTATTTGTCCCTTCTGGTACGGCAACCCAAACTTCGCTGCCAGATGCCAGTTCATTCCATGTGTTCGCATCTGCCGAAACAAGTGACCATTCTTCACCCAGTACACCACCATCAGCAGATACAAATGCGATACCAGTAATTGAGCCGCTCCCATCCAATACCTTCCAGGCAATCGCCTCAGTCGTGGAAAATGCGAATACGTTTGCGTCACCAGAATAGACAACACCGCCCAGCCCACTTGTGCTTGCCGTACCCGTTACGCTGCTAGAAGTCAGCCTGACCCGAATAGCATCGCCTGAAACAGTAGCGCCAGAAGCCGCCAAACCCTCTACAAGGCGCATCCGGATAGCATCTAATACACTAGCCGCCACTCCAGTAACAGAGGCTTGGAAGGCGAATATGCCGTTGCCAATGCCAATGACGGTAGCAAGCGCAGAAGCCGATCCAGCGTTAAGTGTTATACAGGTGTCAGTTGACTGCCAAATTGGGCTGTCAAATGTTATCTGGATAGCATCTACTTTGCCGAACTGATCTAGCTGATCCAGCGTGAACGGGCCACAAATGTCAGCCATTATGCAAGCGTAACCGTCAGGTTGCCAGAGGCGATCTTGAACACATCGCCAGTTTCAATCGTCTTTGATGCGGTAAGCTGACCGTGATACAGCAGATTACCCGCGGTCAGCGCATCATAGATACCAAAGTGCGTGATGGTTCCCCAGTCACCCGTTGCTTGGGGGAACTGTACGTCAGCATTAGTAGCCGCAGCACCGTTAGAAGGCGCAGCAAACGTAGCTGACTGACGGGCATACGAGCCACCAGAGACTTCCGTGCCAGAGCCAGCATCCGTTGGATCGGTTGTAAATAGCGCAACATACACGCCAGCAGGAGAAGAATACGCAGTATTGCGGAGAGTCGCATTGATAAGTGCGTTCTCCAGATAATTCGACATTGCAGCCATGTTTACCTCGCTGTCAGGATCATTTTAAGTGGTACACCGCTGTTTTCTGATGCGTCATCAGCGGCAGTGAGCGCAGCCATTCCTCGGTCATACATTCCTGCCCAAAGCTGGATACGAGCGTCATTCATCAGGTACGGCTCGGCCTCTATCAATGAACCATACAGCAATAGGTCTGGGCAATTCGCCACAAACACATTGCTAGGGTTGGTGTCGGTCAGGAATGGTGGGTTGGCGTAATACAAAATTTGTAGCGTGTAGTTACCGTCTGGCACAGGAGCAAACTTAAACTCACTAGCGATGATGGTATAGAACACAGGCAAGCCAGACTCAGTTACCCGTGCGTTCCTAGAGAACACGCTAGGAGTGACATACTGTAAGTCCCGAATCGGGTTAGTCTCTACAAACAAGTCACGCAATTGCAGGAAATCGGTAGGCAATGCAACCGTAGCATCGCCGCCTGTAGTGGTAGTGACAGCAGACTTCAGCATTTGCCGAATCCGCAGATCACGCCGCAGCCGAACCTCTGCAAGCTGGATAAAGTCTGGAATCTGTGCGGTTAGGTCAGAGCGCCCAAGGTAACTGGCTACAGTCGCCTTCAGGTCTGAGTAATTGAGGATTGCCATTTCACATCTTCCCAAGAATATTCTTTCGTTCCGATGTGCTTGATGTATGGACTCAGCACATGGTCTACATACGTCTTAATACCAAAGTCTTGCGCCTTGATACAGAAATGCACATCTTCGCCAATAATGCCACCAGCGTCCGTCCAGAGAATATCAAACCACGGTTGAGGCATCTTCTCAAATACTTCCCTGCGAGTCAGTGTGACTCCAAACCCTACGGCTGATATTTCCTCAACGTAGTCTTTACCCCTGGTCTCAACCTTCTGGAATACAGGGCTTCCGTCAACCATCTCTAGGTCAAGCGCAGTCGGCATAATCGGCTCTCTGCGAGTGGTAGCATTTACCCCACAAATACTTACATTGTGGGACAACAGCCTTTCCAGCGTATCGCTAGGGAAACGCATATCGCTATCAATCCAAAGGATTGCATCTGCGCCACCTTCTAGTGCCGTTTCTGCCAGCTTCTCTCGCTGATGGAAGATTAACGTTCCTGGCATCTGGTAAATCTGTATCTCATCCTTGGTATTGCGGCTATGGTAGCCAACTAGCTTTGCAAGGTCGAAACAGAAGCCAGACATAACTGAGTCACGGCAAGGTACGCAGATAGCGATTTTCATACTCGTCCAGGTCTTGTACGGAAGAATCGGTTGTCAGGATGGTTGAGGAAGGCTTTAAACGCCGTCTCATCCGTTACTGCGAACCCCCGCATAATACCTTTCTTATTCAGGTCGTCAATGACCGCCAGCGGCAATCTAGCCACATGGGTGAGGTCGCCCCATCTATCGAGTGACGTTACCTCGTTGAACATCCGTTTGTTAGCCTCAATGATATGGCTAACATCCTGCTTAGTTTCCAGTATCAACCCACCATCACCATCGTGGTGGGCTACCGTATATTTGCCTGTGTCGGCGTCAGCAGATAGTAGTTTTTTCATCCGTGTCGGGGAGAGGTTTCCCCCTCCCCTATCTCTGGTTTAGAGAGCCATGTTCAGGTCAGTGACCAAGCCATGAGCCTTTTCGTTACGCATTTCAAGCGTCAACTCTGCGAGAATCTGTGTTTTCTCGCTATCGCCAGCCTTCGCCAGTTCGTTCGTGGCGAACGGACGGAGGTAAGCAACGGCTGCGTACTCAGGATCAAGCACGAAAGCGTCAGTTGCACGCATGAAACGGTCAGGCACAACGCTAACCGAGCCAAAGTCTGACAGGTAGACGTCAGCAGCACCGATGATGGTCGTAGGAGCATCAGCAGGAGCCATGTAACGCTGACCAGCGATGCCGGCAAAGGTCGAAACCTTTTGCTTACCAGCAGCGCCAACCAAGAGAACCTTTGGCGAACCGCCGTTCTCGTAGACAGACTTGATAACGTCTTTCAGGAGCTGCTCGGTAAACGTACGAGCAACGCCGTCAGAACGGGTTGACACGCCGATGGTGACAGGATCAGCACCGGAAGCGCCTTTGCTGGTGTTGGTCTTGATCCAAGACAGCATGGAGCCAAGTTTACGAGCGGTAGAGCCGCTACCAGCATCACGACCCTGGTTGCTGGTCAGGATGGTCTCGATGTCACGCTTCAGCTCGGACGAGGCACGAGCAAGCTGGTAAGCCTTCTCAGATTTGCGACCTGCCTTGTTGACAGCCTCAAGCGTGCCGGACACCTGAATCGTCTTTTGAACGATCTGGCAATAGTTACCCAAGCGAACCGTGGGGGACAGGGTAGCGGACGTAGCGTCTGCACCTTCAACAGCGGCGTTGCCAGTCGTAGCAGAAGCTAGACTGTCAGTCTGCCACTCATGATACACAGCCGTTGCCTTGCCACGAGCAAGCGTGTTCAGCAGGGGAGTGTCGGTGGGGGAAATGTCATAGATGACATCGGTTAGGTCTTCGCGCTGACCAATAGCGGTATGGGCGGTAAAAGTTGCCATGATAGTTCCTATAAAAATCGTTCAAATACGTTTGCAGCATCAGCCACACGTCCTGTGCGCTTTAGCTGCTGTTTCTGTTTCTTGACCTGTTCCTGATCTAGATTGCGCTGCTGTGACGCACCAGCTTTCAGCATCTTGGGAGCCTGGGAGACCTTCTTAGTCACCTCTGGCTTGTTGCTGACTAGCCTGTCGTACTGCATCGCCTTGTACAGCGTCAGAACAGCTCTGGAATCGTACACACTTGCAAGTTCTTCATCTGACCACCCGATGCTTTTGGCAAAGTTGCGAATGTCCTTGCGGATGGATTCTCCCTTTTCCTTGTCGGCAAAGTCTGGGATAGCCTGTTGTAGCTTGGCTGCTTCAGCGGCAACGTGCTTGCTAATCAGTTCAGTACGTTCAGCGTCTTGCTGTTGGGCAATTCTGGCACGTTCTGACTGGATTGCAGCGAGTTGTTTATCACGCTGTTGCTGCTCGGCTACCTTTACGGCATATCCGATTGGGTCGATCTCTTTGAGTTCTTCCAAGTTCTCTTGCGGCTGCTGCTGAGAAAGCATATTCTCAATGATCTGCAACCTCTGAGCGTACAAATCCCTTGCTTGGGCTGCTTCCTGAATCTTGGTGCGCTCGGCTTCTACCGCCTTACGTTCCTCAGCAAGCGATTGGGTTTTCCGTGTGTAATCTGCCTCAAGCTGATAACCACGAATAAGCTCATCAAGCGTTACCTCCCGTTCTTCGCCAGCGGCTTTGACACGGTATTTAGGCTGCTCCGTAGCTTCTTCCGAGTTATCATCCTCTGCCTCATCCGATTCCTCTTGCGATTCATCGTACTCGGCTTCATCTGCCTCTGCCTGTAGTTCCTGCTGCGGTTCTGGTTGCTCTTGCGAGTCGTCCCCACCCATTAACCCAAGCATTGCTTCAGCGGCTGAATCCACTGATAGCGGTCCATTTCCCTCAGCGGGAGTCATGTTTTCGCTCATCTTCTTACCCTAGTTTCCAGATAACCGTCTGGGGCGTGTTCCTACAAATGCAGGAATTATGTTCAAGTTCATACCATTTCAGGCATAAATCCTGAGATTGCAGGAACTATAGAATCTTCCACCGCTTTTGCTCCATCTGCTTACCAGCAGCGATAGCTTGGAAGTGAGAAAGAATCTCATTAACAGCAACGAGCTTACGATGGGCTTCTTCCCTAGTGTCGTAATCCTCTGCCTTGCTGTTAGCGAATTGATCTAAACATCCTTGCTTGATGGTGTTCATTTCTCCCATGAAGAAATCGTCCATCAGCAAGTTAAGAGCGGCTTGTGCCTTATCCATTAGTTTGCTCCACCGTGGCCAGTATCTCCACCGTATATCGGCTGCGTGTATGTCATAACTGGAGGCGCTGGTCTGTAAGAATCAAACGCCGCTGGTCTGTACATAGCCATCGGTGACTGGTAGCCAGCAGGCATCTGCGCCTGCTGAGGCAAGCCAAAGTTCATCGGGATGCTGCCCCCGAAGATTGGGTTCTGGATTGGTTGAATCTGGACAGGCTGGCGCTGCATCTGCTGGATAGATTGCATTGGGTTGTACTGTGGCATCATCGCCTGAGCGATTTGCCGATCAAGTGCTGCGTTCCCGCTCATCCTGGAATCCTCACGTCTGTAACCAAATCAGCCTGAATCTTCTGCTGTTTGAGTGCGATTTCTGCGGACAGTTCTTCCCGCCTCAATTGTAACTCAAGAGCGAACTTTTCACGCTGCATTTGCATGTCTAAAGCAGCTTTTTCTCTCTCTAACTGCAAATCAGCAGCAGCTTTCTCTCTGGCAAGCTGGATTTCAGCAGATGCTTTCTCCTGTTTTGACTGAATGTCAGCCATTGCCTTCTGCTGTGCGATCTGAATTTGAGCCTGTGCCTGCTGCATAAGAGCCTGCATATTTGGGTCAGGCTTGGGTTCCTGTGGCTGCTGAAGCTGCTGATCAACATCTGGCGGCACTTCCTTGAAAAACTCCTGCGAGTCTACAAAGCCTGCTGCCTCGATAAACCTACCGAGCGTCTGACGGTACTGCCCAACCGAGACCAACGGGTTAGCAGGACCATACTGTTGCAGAATTGCCTCCTGCTTTGCCAGCACCATCTGGAGCATCGCCATCTGCTCCTGCTTGTTGCCAGTTCCCA